AAGACGATCTTATTGGTGGGTTTCGTCTTGTTGATGGTAATACTGTTTGGCACAATGGGCCAGTTATCGAATCTTTGGAGAGGGGAGCTATACTCCTTCTAGATGAGATCGATCTAGCATCTAACAAGATCTTATGTTTACAGTCTATTCTTGAGGGCAAAGGTGTCTTCTTGAAGAAGATAGGAAAGTGGGTAAAACCTGCTGCAGGATTCAATGTGATTGCAACTGCAAACACTAAAGGTAAAGGATCTGATGATGGTAGATTCATTGGTACTAACGTATTGAATGAAGCATTCTTAGAAAGATTCCCTGTAACATTCGAGCAATCATACCCTCATCCAAAGATAGAGGAGAGAATGCTACGTCTACACTCTGCTAGTGTAGGTGTTTATGATGATAAGTTCATCAAGAAACTTGTTGACTGGGCAGACATCATTCGTAAGACATTCTATGATGGTGGTATTGAAGAGATCATCTCTACTCGTCGTTTAGTTCACATCATTCGTGCAATGTCTATCTTCAAAGATAAGGCAAAAGCAATTGAAGTTTGTGTCAATCGTTTTGATGACGAAACAAAGCAGTCATTTATGGAATTGTATGATAAAGTAGATGCAGACGTTGATTTTGATAAAGATGCTAATGAATCTTTGGAACAAGTATAAGATAGTCTTACACGAAGAGACTTTGGCCCTAAGACAGCAAAAGTGTTGGGCAAACTGGGAATCTAAAGGAATGAGTCTGTTAGCACAGACTTATTCCAATCCCTATCTAATCAAGTCCAGAGAGGTTGAGATATGGAGTGATAAATGTTGTATTTACAATAACATATTATATCCAAAGACAGGGAGTAACCTTCCCTGTTTTGGTATGGACTTAATGGGGTTCAATGAAAAGAAAGTTATCATCGTATTTGACTTTCAGCATCCTGTAGAAAATCATCGTTATTCTGTAGAAGGTTTACCGATAAGCAAAGGTGATTATCGTTTCTTTGAGGTAGGAAATCATTTCTCAGATAACATCTATGTTGCGAAGTGTGAGATGAAAGATGTTAATGATCATCTTGCAATGTTTAAGCAATACTTGACTAAGTATAGAGATATGCTAGAATTGGAACAACCAACTGGCCAAAATACCAGTTTATATAAAGACTTCGATGCTTATATGACCCGACTTGACCCAGTATCAGGTTTCCTGACTGGTAAGTTTGGTAAAGAGAAATCAGAAAGTCTTGTCAATGAATTTTTATTCAATTATGGTTAACGCATGGAGTTTAGCATGGGAGGTTTTGAACGGAACTATGGATGAAACATACCCAATCAAAGACAATGATTTTGAAGTCGATGGACTTGATTATGAAGTTAATTATTATGGTGACTACATGGCAGATGTAGATGACCAGAGAGCACATCATTTTTCAACACAATCAGCAGAAGAACAAATGGATTACAAACCACAAAGAAATAATCAATACAAATATCACGAAGAAGAAATTCTAAAGGATATTGAAGAATATGTTTCAAGAACATATCAAGGACACTATACAGGAACAAAACATGAGTTCCGTAAAGTACAAACGATTGATCTTATGGCAGCAAGGGATATTGCATCACATTTCTGTCAAGCTAACATATTGAAATATGGAAGTAGATATGGAAGTAAAGATGGTAGAAATAAAACAGACTTGCTAAAAGTCATTCATTATGCTATGCTACTATTACATTTTGATGGGCATTACGGAGAACCATCAATGCCTTCCGGCAATTTTGACCAAATGCCTTAATGAAATTACAAACTAAAATGACCATGAATTTAAGTGACAACACTGTAAACATCCTCAAGAACTTTGCAGGTATTAACAACTCAATACTTGTTAAACAGGGCAATCAGTTGCGTACCATTTCTGTTGCTAAAAATATTCTGGCAGAGGCAGAAATACCAGAAGATTTTCCAAGAGATGTTGCGATCTATGATTTGAATCAGTTCTTGAATGGACTTAGTTTACATCACGATCCTGATTTAGATTTTACTGAAGATACTTATCTTACTATTCGTGAAGGTAAGAGAAGAGTAAAATATTTCTATGCAGATCCTCAAGTTATCATTGCACCTCCTGAGAAAGAGATTACACTTCCTACTGAAGATGTTTGTTTTCAGTTAGATAGTCAAGCACTTGAAAAGATGCTTAAGGCTGCTGCGGTATATCAATTACCAGATCTATCTGCTATTGGTGATGCAGGTGTTGTTAAGTTAGTTGTAAGAGACAAGAAGAATGATACATCAAACGAATTTGCAGTTGTTGTAGGAGAAACAGATAAGAACTTTGTATATAACTTTAAGGTAGAAAATATTCGTATTATTCCCGGATCATATGATGTTATTGTATCATCTAAACTACTATCAAAGTTTAGTAATAGTAAATTAAATCTTACATACTTTATTGCTTTAGAACCTGATTCAGAATTTTAATGAATACATTTACTTTTACTGATGAAGAGTTAGAATGTTTAAGGGTTTGTGTGAGCAATTCACCAATCCCTTATGATATTACTAAGAAGAAAATTCCTGTTGATATTTTAGAAAAAATAGGCCAACCTACTAAAATTCAAGAGGAAGGAATCGCTAAAATTAAATACGATCTAACACCTTACGGAATAACTGACAATGAATAATATTGGATTAGAAATTGTTTTTTGGACTGCATTGTCTGTTTACTTATTAGCACAATTTGGTGTATTCAAAAAGAAATCTAAAAAATCTTACAACAAAAAAAAGAAATGAAACTAACTCAAGAGATGATTGATGAGATTCAAAGACTCATGGAACATACTAAAAAAGATGGTAGTCTAAATTGGGTAGAAGGTGAAGAAATAGAAATAAATTTAGCAGGTACATTTGCTGCTGATAGATTCATTGTCATAAAGAATGCATCCAAGAAACCTTGGGTAAAGGCAGAGCCTCATCCTTACTTTGATTATGAGAAAAAGGTGTTTACCAAAGATGGTAGGGAAGAGTATATGAAAGAACAGAAAAAAAATGAAGTTTAAAGCAACAGTTTATATTAGACTAAGAGAGTCTGTATCTGATGCTGCAGGAAATGCAGTCAAAGCAAATGTTAACAAAGTTGCACCTGATATTAAAGTAAATAGATTGAGACTTAATAAAATGGTTGAATTAAATTTTGAGGCAACAGATGAAGAGAAAGCAAGAGAGCAATTAGATTTACTAAGTGATAGAATGTTTGCAAATATAGTAATAGAAGATTGGGAATATGATTTGGAGAAGATTGAAAATGAATGAAAGTAAAGATCGTATCATCAAACGTATCGAAGAACTTACAATCCTTTTAGGTGGAACTATGAAAAAAATGTTAAGATCAAATAGTGGGGGTAGACAAAATAAATCAATTAAGATAGAATATGATGTAAAGGAGACTAAAGGTTGAAAAAACTATGGAGGATTTGGGCAAAAGCACTTGGTGACAAGTCTGGTAATTCTGATAAAGAAGCAGACTTTGTTGCCATTATCCGAACCTTCATATTCATACAACTTATAGTCACTAACTGTTTCATCGTTGCCGGTAACATTCGTCACTGGAACGATCATTACATCCCACCTCATTATGAACGTATTCGTGACTGAACACTGCCCTTACAAATCGGCAGAAGTATTACCAGACAAACACATAGTTAAGATGCCACTTGAGACCTGCCAGATGTTGGCTGTGGTCTATTCCAAGTGGTATTTTAATTGGGGAGATGAATTGCTCCATAAGAAAGATGGATCACCTTACAACACCAAGAAAGGTGCTTTCCGTGGACATCCTTGCACAGTCTGGGCAGCAGAGGATATCAACAAGACTGCGTGGTTAATTGCACACGGTGTTGCCCTATGCTATGAATATTGGAAAAGATATGGTAAGATACATTCATGTTCAAAAACAATACAGGAGGCAAGAGAAGTTTTCAATAAACAAACCAAGAAAGATCTATCTATTCACAAAGATGTGAAAGACTTTGCATTTGCAGGGCCTGATGAGTTCAAGTACGATACAAGTATTGATATCTTTACTCAATACAAAAGATATATCGCATCTAAACCTTGGGTCAAAGATAACTATCTTCGCATTCCAGATCGTAAACCTGATTGGGTAACTGCTAATGTTTGAAGAAGAAGAACACGTTAATGATCTCTATGAAGATATGGAGAGATTAAATTCTCTCTATGAAGAATTGATGTGGGGACATAAAGACATACTTGAATTTATTCCCGATTATGATAATAATAGAATTATCATACAAAACAAAACTATGATGGACAGAAATGAGTGATTTTATATGGGTTGAAAAATACAGACCCAAAACAATTGAAGAGTGTATTCTCCCTGATGGTATCAAAAAAACTTTTAGGGATTTTCTATCCAGTGGTGAGATACCAAATATGTTGTTATCAGGCCCACCGGGAATTGGTAAGACAACAGTTGCGAAAGCAATGTGTAGTGAATTAGGAGCAGATTTTTATGTCATTAATGGATCGGATGAAGGACGTTTTCTCGACACTGTTCGGAACAACGCAAAGAACTTCGCATCTACAGTCTCTCTTACAAGTGAGTCGAAACATAAAGTCATCATCATTGATGAAGCAGACAATACCACTTCCGACGTACAACTCCTCCTTAGAGCGTCTATTGAAGAGTTCTCCAGAAACTGCAGATTTATTTTCACCTGCAACTACAAGAACAAAATTATTGAACCACTCCATAGTAGGTGTGCCGTTATTGACTTTAATGTTAATAAAAGAGACAAACCAACAATCGCAGCAGGATTCTTCCAACGAATCATAGAGATACTTGATCTAGAGAAGATTAGATATGATAAGAAAGTTATAGTTGAACTAATAAACAAACACTTCCCTGATTGGCGAAGAGTATTAAATGAGTGTCAAAGATATTCTGTAGGTGGTGAAATAGATTCTGGTATTCTTGCTTCTTTCTCTGATGTATCTGTCAATGAACTTCTTAAAAATCTTAAAGAAAAAAACTTTTCTGAAGTACGTAAGTGGGTCAACACTAATTTGGATAATGATACTACTTTACTTTTCCGTAGGATTTATGATAGTCTATATGAATCCTTGGTCACTAGCTCTATTCCTGCTGCCGTACTCGTTCTGGCTAAATACCAATACCAAGTGGCATTCGTAGCAGATCAAGAAATAAATTTGTTAGCATGTCTAACAGAAATTATGGTTGAATGTGAATTCAAATAAATCGAAAGAAATAATTAAGATTTTTTTGAACTAGTTGCAAACTATTCTCAAGTATGCCATAATACTTACATAAACAATTATCCCCTTTTATTATGGAAAATTTAAAAGAAATTATTTTAGATGAGTCTAGAGTAATACCTTCAAACTATGTTAAAATCTCTGATATAATTGATAAATATGCATGTGAATTATCAACGTTAATTCTATTGCTTGATATCAAAAAGGATGGAGCAGTAGATGAAATTTCAGATAGTGATTACAAGTATCTTGATAATATTCTAAATTTTTATATTAATATAAAAGCTCAAAGAGTAGAGGAAATTGTCGGATCTAAAATCGAAGAGAATTTAAAAGAAACAGGAGGTTTTAGTCATGAGACAGCTGGATCATTATCTGTATTCATCAGTAAAAAATACGGAATAAAAATCGTTACTGATGGAATGCATCGTCTTATAAAAGCATTTTTATGTGGTGTCGATGACGTAGCATACTCTGTTGAAAAAATATTAGCAGAGGAAATGACTGATGATGAAATGACAGTTTGTGAGAACAACTTTCTTAAGGCAAAAAACTCAAGAAATGCAAAGATGTCTGTTAGTGAACAAAATCGTGTTGACAAGGAAAGTGGTAATATGTCTCCAAAACAAATAGAGTATGATAAAGTCTTTAAGAAGGCCGGTATACATGTGAATGGTTTTGGTGTTGAAGCTGATTTAGCAACTCCAACATATCCTTCTGATCATGAAAACTGGTGGAGGCACTTGGCAAATGAGAACTCTGCATTCTATGTTAAGTTAGATGATTTTACTAAGTATGCATATCGCCCACTTATTAAATATGCAAGTTCCAATGCCTCTCTTGACATTCCTGTATCTTGGATATTAGTTAATGTTCAAAGTATTAGAGATCCCTTCTTAAGATGGTTAGATACAGAAAACTACCGAGGATATAATACTAATTGGTGGTGGACACATGGGATGCATGGAAGAAGTATCGAGACATCTATTGTAAGATTACTCTGTGCATTTAATGAGCATCATAGAAATACTCACGATAAGAACATAGTCAAAGTAGAAATGGTTTCATTCTTGAATACAACATCACCAGAGACTAAGAGTTTAGTTGTAAACTGCTTGGATAAGAACATACCTATTGCAGATATTCTTAATAGATCTAAGGCTTCTGAGGTTGCAAGATTAAACAAAGTGCTTGGAATTGAATAGATGAAAAAAAATCCAAAACCATTTAAATTAAATTGTTTTGGTATCCTTGGAATAGTGCTACTAATAAGTGGCACTTTTTCTGGTTTTGTGGTATACTATTCTTGGACGGAGATTTTAAAATGAAAGTTTATCGAGATGAACTATTGAAGATGTTAAAAGAACATGCCTATAAAAAAGGTGAGTTTACTTTATCTTCTGGTAGAAAAACTGATCATTACATAAATTGCAAACCTGTTACTTTAGATGGTAGAGGTTTAGCAATCGTAAGTGCTATGCTTGCTGAATGTGTTGAAGAAGATGCAGTAGCAGTTGCAGGACTTACTCTTGGTGCTGATCCTTTAGTGTCAGGTGTTGCTATGGTATCTGCGTTAAATCAATCAAAACTAAATGGTTTAATTATTCGTAAAGAACCTAAAGGTCATGGTACTGATGAATACATCGAAGGCCCATTACCACCTAAAGGTAAGAAGATAACTGTATTAGAAGATGTAGTCACTACAGGTGCATCATCAATTAAAGCAGTTAAAAGACTTCGTGATGCAGGTTATGAAGTTAAACGTGTTGTTTCAATTGTTGATCGCCAAGAGAACGATGAAGCAAATACTAATTTTAAAATGGCAGGTCTTGAGTTCTATAGTTTATATCCCTTAGAGGAAATATCAGAATGAATTGTTGGCACTGTAATACCGAACTGATATGGGGGTCAGATTTTGATGCTGAAGACTATGGATGTGAAGATGAGTATTCTATAGTTACTAATCTTACATGCCCAAAGTGCGAATCATTCGTACAAGTTTATTATCCAAACCAAAGAGGAGAAAATGACCAAGAAGAAATTGAGAGCACAAGTTAAATCCAGATTTTATTATATCTTCTGGGGAACTGCTACAATATCTGTTGTACTAGGCCAAATTTATGTTGGAACTGGTTACAGAGTAATGGCAAAAGCAATTGCAAATCTTGCTGAAACTGTTATAATAGAATCAGAAAGATTAGACCTAAGAGGTATTGATGGATTTCTTTATTAATGTAATTCCACATGGAGATTATGCAGGATTACCACCAACAGGTGTATTCATTTTTTGGATTGTAGCATCTTTAGTTTCTTTGATCGGATATGGATCATATAACACTTTTGGCCCCGGCAGTAAAGATCTTAAAGATCAAATAAAGGAACACGCTAAGATGCATGAAATGGGTATAGCACACGGTCACGAAGGTCGTGATTCTAGACCTGTATTAACTCAAAGAGCACAAGAACAAGATTATCCACAACATCGACATGGTAATAAAAAAGATTGATGAAGATAAGGCAGCATGGGCTGCCGATCAATTTATAGATTATTTTCAAAACTTTACTAATCTTGAAGAGTATCTTCGTCATGTCAAAAAATCAGTAGTAGTTAAATCTAGTATATTAGATGATCCTAAAGATGATTTTTTTAATGAGGATATTCATCCAAACGATATGGAGTTTGATATTCGTCTTGTTGGTGATAGATTCCAAAATGGAATACCACAAGATTATTATCGAAATCTTTTAAAAGCAGTGTCCTCTCATAACAATGAAGATAATATTCCCGGTAGAGAATTGAGGATGATGATATATGAAAAAAATACAAATAAGATTCTTGGATTTATTAGATTACAATCTCCACTTATTAATTCTAAACCAAGGAATGAATGGATAGGAAAACCACCAGATCTGACAATTTTTAATCGTCATGCTGTAATGGGATTTGCAATAGTTCCTTCACAGCCATTTGGATATAATTATCTTGGAGGTAAACTTTTAGCATTGATATGTGTATCACATTTTGTTAGAGAAAAACTTAATAATATTTTTGAGAAAGACATTGCATTATTTGAAACAACTTCTCTCTATGGATCGAGTAGTTCTGCATCACAGTATGATGGATTAAAACCTTTTATGAGATTTAAAGGTTTGACAGATAGTAAATTTATTCCTGTATTGTATAAGGAGGCATTTCATAATTTACATGATAAATTTACAGAGTGGAATAATAATGAACCACTCACTGAAAATCGTGCATCATCTAAAAAATTGAAAAGACAAAGAAGAATGATATCTATTATTAAGAATAGTTTGCAAGATAAAGAAAAGTTAGATCATTTTAATCAAATTATTGATATGGCATTTAATCTTACTGAGAAGAAAAGATTTTATATATCTGATTATGGTTATGGTAATGTTCGTGAAGTTATATCTGGTCAACAAGATAAGTTAGTTCGTGGTCAGAACTGGGATAAGTTTTATCTTGAAAATATTATTGCATGGTGGAAAAAGAAGGCAGGTAAGAGATATGATAAGTTAAAGAGAGAGGGTAGATATAGAGATAAGGTTGAATTATGGACAGAGGATGATGACATACAAATCATTCGTTAATAAATACTTAAAAACGGATAGAGATGAAGACGTTCAAAGAATTTATAAACGAAAGTAGTCTTTCTAGAATTAAAAGTAAGTCTGATAAAAAAGGCATTGCTGTGATGTCTGCATCAAGGGCTGATAAGTCTGCTAAAGAAAATAAAGAAAGAGCAAAACAGTTAGATAAAGATATTCGTGGTAAATTTAAGAGAGGTGCTACCAAAGTAACTGGTTCATATTCAGAGAAAGACGAAAAGACTGGTAAGGAAACAAAGGTGAAGGAAAGAAGTCACGTAATAGATCGTGGTAAGATGGGTAAGAGAAAGTTCAAGAAGGAAGTAAAGAAGTTAGGTAAGAAATATGGACAAGATTCTGTCTTGACACAAGGCAAAAAAACTGGTACACTATCAGCAACTAGAAAGGGTGGCCTTGGTAAAAAGAAAGGAATCGGTGTTGGTCGATTCAAACCACAAGGAACAAACCCAGAAGGTCAATCCCAAATTAAAGGGAAAACATTTACCTACGGTAAAGATTAATGACAAACAAACTTTATGATGACTCCAATTGGAGAAGTGAATACAAGAGTTACACCAGTGATAAAAGGGAACTCGAATTGCTTGAGAATGGGCCTCACAGTCTTTCTCAATCTTGGCATCTCCAAGCAATGTATAGTGACTGGAAGAAGAAAAAAGGTTATAATAAACTAGACCCGAAAGAAAACAAAGGTCAATACCAATCATCTTTGAAAGATTTTTTCAGTGATGGTAAAGATCAGGGTATTTGATCAACACTTATTATTATGGCAGAATTGAAAGATTGGTTGAACTCAATCAACCTAAACAAAAAGAACTTGATTGATGAAGATCCATCAATCGAAAGGGAATATCCTCCCTTCATAGTAAACAAGTGTTTGTCAGGACATCTTGACACTGTGATGCTTGCTAATGAGATGAATAAGTATCCTTTTTTGTCTAAAAAGATGCAACATGATTTTCTTATACATATAGTGAGGAAGAAGAAAAGATTCTCTCCTTGGTTGCGTAAAGACAAGATCAAAGAACTTGATAGTGTCAAGACATACTATGAATGTAGTAATGCTAAAGCGGAACAGATTCTAAAAATTCTTACAAAAGAACAACTGAATTTTATTAAATCTAAACTTGATATTGGAGGAAGACAATGAGTGTTCTTAAGGAACCAGAGGTGAAATGGAATCCTGACCAAATGGTCGAAGTGACATTAAATGAGCCAGACGACTTTCTTAAAGTAAGAGAGACATTGACTCGAATAGGTGTAGCATCCAGAAAAGAGAAGAAGATATATCAGTCCTGTCACATTCTTCATAAACAGGGTAGATATTTTTTAGTACACTTCAAAGAATTATTTGCATTAGATGGTAAGCATGCAAATCTTACCACGAATGATGTTCAACGTAGGAATCGCATAGCACAGTTATTAGTTGACTGGGGACTTGTAGGTATTGTTAGTTCTGATACTATACAAGATGTAGCACCACTAAATCAAATCAAGGTATTATCTTATAAGGATAAGGACGAGTGGATATTGGAAACAAAATACAATATTGGATCTAAGAAGAAAAAGGTAGAGGAAACCGAAAACGTATAGGACGGTGGGGTATCACTACCA